CTGAGGAAAGGTTAATGGCTAAGAAAGAACAATCAGACGGAACTGTTAAAGATACCGCGCCAAAAGTTGATTATACCCCACAGCCAGAGATGCTGGGAACCGGCACAGCCCAAAAGGCCGGATCTGCAGTTAAAAGCTATAATGAGCGTCAAAAGGCACGTCTTGACCAAATTATGAAAGACATGCACAAGTAATGCCCCTTAAGCCCGGAAAATCTCAAAAGACCGTTTCAGACAATATCCGCGAATTCCACAACGGCGCGAGATACAAGAAACTGGTCAAGAAGTTCGGCAAGAAGAAAGCAGATAAAGTCGCCATTGCCGCTGCCCTATCCAATGCGAAACGCACCAGTGCATAACCAGCATATTATCGACTACTTCATAAGCAAGAGCTTATATTGGGTGGCATTATGGGAAGCCATGAATCGTGCCATGTACGATACACAGGACAAGGCAGAAACCCTAAGACTCGCAAGGAAGCTAACAAACCGAGTTTACCACTGATGCACAATGCCCACGTTCTGAAGTATTACAGCGAAAAATGGCGGATAGTAAATAAGCAATTTCTAATAATCTGGAAACTCTACAGTACAGAGATGCTAATCAATCGCCATATCGAGCTGACTAATGTATAACCAGCATGTCATAGATTATTATAACCATATCCATTATAAGTTTTCAGCATACTACGAATACATCATCTCTAAACACTCACAAACATTGCATTAATTACCGCATAAAGCGAAGGGCTTTAATTATGGCCGCACGAAAAAAGATATTCCACGACGAAAATACGCGCTTAAAAATCAAAGCAAGTCAGATAATAAACAGGCTTAATAATCATATACTTGCCGAGCCAGAAAAAGACAAGGATGGCAAACTCATACTAACTTCTACTGGCTGTGTGTATAAAGATTTAATGACGCAATCACAAGTTACTGCGGCTTTAGGTTTATTGAAAAAAGCTGTCCCAGATTTGCAATCTATAGAATTAACGGGCAATGAAGATAAACCACTAACGGTCATAGGGCAGATCCAGCTTGTCAGGCCAAAAGATTAAATGGGAATTCCCCGAGAAACTCGGGTTTCTATTTCACCCGCACAGATACAAGGTCGCTTATGGCGGACGAGATGGCGCTAAATCATGGTCATTTGCCAGAGCTCTTCTTATCCTGGGAGCAAAAAAGCCCCTTAGAATTGGATGTTTCCGCGAAGTACAGAAATCCATCAAAGATTCTGTCCATCAGCTCTTATCAGATCAAATTGAGTCCCTTGGATTATCGGGCATTTATCAAGTATTACATAACGAGATACGTGGACCGAATGGTACGCTATTCGTATTTTCGGGGCTGTCAAACCTCACCAGAGACTCAATCAAATCCTTCGAGGGATTAGACATTGCCTGGGTTGAGGAGGCGCATAGCGTTGTCAAACGCTCCTGGGAAATCCTAATTCCCACCATTCGCAAGCCTAATTCTGAGATATGGGTTAGTTTTAACCCCGAAATGGAGACAGACTACACATATGATTTCTTTGTCACTAATACGCCAGACGAAGCATATGTACAGAAAATCAACTTCACCGACAATCCCTGGCGTTCACAGGTTCTGGATAACGCCCGCAAGCTCATGGAGCGAGACCACCCAGAAGACTACAGACACATATATTTGGGCGAATGCCTGCCAGCCGTTGCAGGCGCTATTTACTTCAAGGAAGTCACAGCCCTAAAAGAGTCCAAACGGCTCTGTAATGTGCCATATGACCCCATGCTTAAAGTGCATGTGGTTGTCGATCTTGGTTTCAACGATTATATGGCCTTAATCCTGGTACAGCGTCTCGGCTCTGAAATCCGGGTGATTCGCTATATCGAGGACCGGCAAAGACATATTCCGAGCTATTCACAGGAACTCCGGGACCTGCACTTGAATTACGGCAGGATTTGGTTGCCACATGATGGCCGGGCTGAAACCCTGATATCCGCCAGTAATCCGCTTGGTGCGAGCGCAGAAGCCCAATTCAATACACTAGGATGGGATGTTGAGATTGTCCCGAATCTACAGATTGAGCAAGGCATAAGAAAGACAAGAGAAATTTTCCCGAGGGTTGTAATAGACAAGACTAACGCTATCGAGCTGCTAAATCGGCTTGGCAGATATCGCCGCAGGGTAAATGCAGAAGGCCAAGCCTCATCCCCTGTTCACGATGACGAATCTCACGGATCGGATGGATTCAGGTATATGGCCCTGATTGCTGACCAAATGAGCAATGATGACCATAAACCCCAATCCATTGAACGTACACAATTTCAAGGAAATAACGGCTGGATGGCAGGATGAGCGATAAAGACGACAAAAAAACAGAGCGCGAATTCCTGGAGAAAGCCCGCAAGCGTTACAAATACGCCCTTGACGCATGGCAGGAAAACTATGAGGACATGGATGAGGATATCGAGTTCATCCATGGCGAAAACCAATGGGAACCCGAAATACGCTCACAGAGACGCACGGAAGGCCGCCCTTGCCTAACCTTTAACAAACTCCCGGCCATTATTGACCAGGCTGTTGGCGACCAACGCCGCGCCAGCCCCTCTATCAAAGTCGTCCCCTCACACAATAACGTTCAGTCTCAAGACGCCAGAGTTGTTAACCATGCCGGAACCAAGGATTATTCGCTGGCTGAGACTATTGAGGGTGTCATCGTAATATTCAATATCAGTCCCGCGCCGAGATAGCCTATGACACTGCTTATGAGCATGCCGCATCATGGGGGCTTGGCTGGTTCAGAATCCTGACCGATTATCTGGATGACGAGTCCTTTGATCAGGATTTCATCATCAAATCCGTCCGTAACTACAAATCCGTTGTGGCCGATCCTGACTTTGAAGAGCCAGACGGCTCAGATATGCGCTATGCCTTTATCGTCTCGTCTATGCCAGAAGAAGAATTTGAGGACAAATATGGCGAAATGGACAACGTTGAGTGGGATCTGGTTAATTCGGACCAACTCCCGCAATGGCTAAACAAGAAACACGTCACCGTTGCCGAATATTACTATCTGGAAGACGATGTTTATACGCTCTATCAGCTCGCCACGGGAGAAGTTGTTAGAGAGCTGCCAAAAGGCGCCAAGTCCGTAAACTCCCGCAAGGTCAAGGGCAAAAAAGTCTCATGGGCTAAAATCACCGGCACCAAGATCCTGGAGCAGCGCAATACCGTGTTCCAATGGATTCCCGTAATACCTGTTTTGGGTAAGGAATTGATTGTCAATGGTACGCCACATTACCGCGGTATAATCCGGCACGCTAAAGACGCGCAGCGGATGTACAACTATTCCCGATCTGCCGATATTGAGCGAACAGCCCTAATCCCTAAAGTCCCTTATATCGTCGCAGATAAGCAGATAGAAGGTTATGAGAACGATTGGGCAACGGCTACCTCCAAAAACCCCGCCTTCTTGAAATACAAACTTGTCGCAGGCGCACCACCGCCACACAGAGAACCGCCAGTATCCACGAATCCCGGTGAAGTCCAGGGTTCGATGCAGGCCGCTGACGATATCAAGGCCACCACGAACATTTATGATGCCTCACTAGGCGCAAGAAGTAATGAGACTTCCGGTAAGGCGATTATTGCCCGTCAGGCGCAAGGAGACACGACCTTAGTTGCTTTTGCAGACAATCTAAGCCGATCCATGACCCACGCGGGCAGAATCCTTGTCGCGGCTATCCCCAAGATATACGACACACAACGTATCCTCCGGGTTAGATTCCCTGACGGAAATGATGATTTTGTGCCGATTAACGTACAAGGCCCAAATGGGCAGCTAATTAACGATCTGGGCGTTGTGAAGTATGACGTTGCCGTTGTTACGGGGCCGTCCTATTCAACCCAGCGGGCTGAAGCCCTGGATGCAATGGTCCAGCTGATCCAGGCGAACCCCAACCTCTGGAATGTTATCGGCGACCTGATCGCTAAAAATATGGATTGGCCCGGCGCTCATGAGTTCGAGAAACGTCTTAGGGCTCAGTTACCGCCCGAATTCCTTACCCCGGAAGAGCTGGCGAAGAAACAACCGCCGCAGCCCACACCACAAGAACAAGCCGATATGGCAGATGCTCAAGCCAAGCTGGTTAAAGCGCGAGCCGACATTGAGGGCGCACGATCTGACTTCATGAAATCACAGATGGAGACAGAAGCCGCCATTAAAACCGCAGAAGCCAAAGCCCTGCAAGCAGGGGCCACCGCCTTACAGGCCATTGAAAATATTAATACGCTGCCGGATATCGTGCGTAACCACGTAGCTGACGCCCTTGCTGAAATGATTCTCCAGAATCAGCCGCTAGGCCCACAACAGGGCGTACAGGTCCAGCAGCAACAACCGGCCCCACAGCCGACGAATCCCAACCAACCAGGAGCATCCTGATGACAGACGCAGTAGAGAGTCAAGAAATTGACGAAACCGCCGAACTCCAAGAAGGCGAAGTCCAAGAACCCACAGAAAATGTGGAGGAAAACGCGGAGGAAAACAAGGCTGAAGAAATTGAAGCCAAAGAGGCGGAAATTGCGAAGCAGAAAGAAGAAACGCGAAACCGGCGCAAAGAGCGCAACAATCGCAGAGCGACCGCGCATATCCAGAAGCTAGAAAGTGAGCTCCAGAAGATGCGCGAAGAAATGGCGTACTTACGTGGAAGAACAGAGCAACGAATGGATGACCCGGAACCTAACCCGGATGATTATATAACCGCACGCGAATACCAGGCCGCCCTGTTAGAGTGGGGCGAACGACAGGAACCTGAGGCCGAGACCCATTCCGATCAGGAAATTACACCTGTTGCACAAGGCCCGCAGATTGAGCCAGAAGTTATTGAGGCTTATCAAGCTGCTGGTGAAGAGCGTTTCGGTGATGACTTTAATGACATGATGGAAGCCGCAGCCAATAACGATTTTGACTGCACCCCCTTCATGGCTGAGACTATTTTCCGTTCAGAACAGGGGCCAGAGCTGGCGATGTATCTTTATGACCATCCCCGCGAAGCCGCTAAGATTGCTAAATTGACTCCCGCCGCTCAAGTACGTGAAATGTTAAAGCTAGAGGCTAAACAGTCTAAAAAACCCCAAGTGAGCCGCGCACCCGCGCCCGTTAACCCGGAAAGGGGCGGTAATCCTACCGTCACCGATCTATCGAAACCGATGGACACAGCAGAATACATCCGGCAACGACGAGTACAGATGCAACGCAAATAAGTTAACCGGAGTGTCGGGAGACACGCCTATCCTGAAAGGAAATAACTATGGCTAGTAATCTTTTAACGATCGACCAGATCACCAACGAGAGCTTGATGGTCTTGCACCAAAAGCTCAATTTTGTCACTAACATCGTCACCGAATACGATAATTCTTTCGCCCAGGCTGGCGCAAAGATTGGCAATACCCTCCGTATTCGCCTGCCGATGGAATACGGCACGGGAACGGGTCCGACCATTACCACGGGTACGGGCGCGGATTCATTGCAAAATGAAGTCACCTTGACCGTAAATACCCAGCGCCACGTCCCGATGCGCTTTACCTCCAATGAACTCACCATGAAAGTGGATGAGTTCCGCACCCGGCATATCGAACCGGCCATGTCACGCCTGGCGGCAATGATTGAAAATGATGCGTTAAGCATGATCAACAATGTCCCCGGCGTGGTATCTGCTGGTACTGCCATCGGCCTGTCTGATGTATTGTCAGGCAAAGTCGTTATGGACAAAGCCCTGGCCCCCCTGGATAATCGGATTGCCCTGCTTGACCCGCAAGGCCAAGCCGATCTCCTGACGGACACCAAGGGTCTGTTTAATGACCAAACCAGCATCTCTCAGCAATATAAAGAGGGCGCAATGGGTCGTACGGCAGGGTATGAGTTCTATCAAAATACCCTCCTGCAAAACCATACCTCTGGCGCGGCTGTTGGTGTAACGGGTACGAAACAATATCTGACCAATGCGACCGCAGCACAGGTTGGGTCTTATACCGCACCTAACACCATGTCACTGGCTGTGGATACGGGTACAGCAACCATCAAAAAAGGCGATGTCTTTACGATTGCCGGTGTATTTGATGTTCATCCTGAGTCAAAGGTCTCTACCGGCGTACTGAAGCAGTTTACGGTCCTGGCAGATGCGACGGGCGCGGGTAATCTGAGTATCAGCCCCGCAATTATCGCTTCGGGACGATACCAAAATGCCTCTAATGGTGCGGCCAATAACCAAGCCCTGACCTTCGTCGGGGCGGCAAGTACGGCTTATAACCAGTCTCTGCTATTCCAAAAGGGCTTCGCCTGCTTTGGTACGGCAGACCTTGTCCTACCGCCGAATGTCCAGGCAAGTCGAGCCGTTTATGACGGGATTTCGATGCGTATGGTCATGAACGCCTACGACGTGAAGACGGACAAGCTCTATACCCGTCTTGACGTATTGTATGGCTACAAGGTCTTGCGCCCCACCCTGGCCTGCAAAGTTTGGCATGTCTAGTAATATCGGGGGACTTCGGTCCCCCTCTTTTTAAGGAGATACAAAATGGCCTCAGGCGGAAAAGCCCTCGGCGTTGCTGTTAGTGTTGCTACGGTTACTGCTACACAATCTGCTGTTACGGATTCGACAACCGGGACACCTTCAACCACTTTTGCTGATGTCACCGCAACCCCTACCCAAACCCTGATTAACAACAACTTTGCCTCAGTCGCGGCAAGGCTTGCCGAAATCAAGGTGGACGTTGCTGCCATCATTACATCACTTCGCGCTAACGGACTGATGGACTAGAGCCCTTCGGGGCTCTTTTTTTAAGGGAAATAATTATGGACCTTGAGCCAAAGATAGGCCCAGCAACCGCTGGAAATGCCAACTCTGATTTTGTTGTTCCAAGTAATGAAGTGAGACGGTTACTGTATGCTCAATTAATTCTAACAACAGACGCCACTGTAGCCAATCGCCGCGCTATCATGCAAATCTATGACGATAATAGTAATCTGATTATTGATGCCCATGCAGGCGCAGTCGTTGCAGCGAGCCAAGCTAGTCAACATCATGAATTTATGCAAGGTGTCTATCGGGAGACAACATTTCAAGGTAGCTCACTACAGATTCCTATGCCTTCTGATTGTTATTTATCTGCTGGATGGACACTCAGATTCAATATTTCAGCCGGTGTTGCAGGTGATTCATTCTCAGTAAATCTTGCATGGGAAAGATATAAAAACGGAGTAAGCTAATGTTCATCGAACAAGGCCCAACAGACTGCTGGATCTGGCAAGCAAACCCGGACGATGCCCCGAATAGGGGCGCGCTGATGGCCTGCCGAAACGAGTTATGCTGCAATCCTCGGCATTTTGTAGAAAAGCAAATC